TGCTCAAGAAGCCAACGTAACAGCGCGTGTACAAAATGAAGTAGATGCTGCTGCAACTACTGCGTCTGGCGTTCCTTGGTAATGATTGCAGAAATCTCAGCAGTTGTAGGTATCCTCAAGGCTCTTAACGATGGCATTGCTACCGTTAAAGAGTCTGGGGATCACTTGTCAGGTCTGTCGGGATTGTTTACTAGCCTCACTGACAGCAAGGTAGCTGTAGAGAGTATTGAAGAGGCTACGAAGGCAGGCGATCATGTACTAACACAGGAAGAGGCTCTGGAGCTTGCATGGGCTAAGAACGCCATACGAGAGCAGGAGAAGGAGCTAAAGAAGATAACGCCTAAGCAGGTCTGGCGTGACATGCTGATGATCCAGAATAAGTCTTTGCTAGATCACAAGCATAAGCTAGAGAAGGCTAGGCTGGCGAAGCTCAAGAAGCAACGTCAGGTTGGTGATGCAGTAAAGAATATCGGTGCTACAATTGTGGTGCTAGCATGTTTTGTTAGCAGCTACTATCTCGTAACAAACGGGATAATTTAACCCTTGGCAATAAAGCCAAACAATAACCTGAAAGGAGACTTATAATGGCGAAAAATGAAAAGAAAACCATTACTGTTAATGACGTAGAGCACAACATTGAAGACCTAACCGAGCAGCAGGTAGCCATGGTAAACCACATAGCGGACCTGGATAAGAAGCTGGGTAATTTGCGGTTTAATATGGATCAACTGCAGGTAGGCCGCGAGGCTTTTGTAAACATGTTGACAAGCTCTTTTGATGATGAAGAGGCGGTTGATTCGTCTCACTAGGAGGCAAGCATGTCAGATGATAAAGGGATCACTATCCCAACTTATATGCTCCCCTTGGTAATTTCTCTTTTTGTCGGGGCCGTGTCTTATGGCGCAGCCCAGGCAAATGCTGAGACCACCAAGAAGGAGCTTGATCGAGTGGAGAAAATTGTTGTCGAGACCAACAAAAAAGCTGTTGAGAACGGCACATCCACAAAATTGAATGAGCAGGCAATCAAGAGCATTGCCAAGAGTCTGACGGACATGCAGGAAACGGCTAAGGCCAGTGATGCAAAACTTCAAACGCTGGTGGAGCTGCTTATCGCACAAAACCAGAAGTAAAGGCTTGCGACCTGGCAACCTTTAATCTTCTTGGCGGAGTACACGATACCACCGAGCGGAAGCTGCGAGCCATACATTGGTTTAGGTACAACATAGGAAAATGCAGCCCCAGTAGGTCGGTCTATATTTACAATAGACTAGCCGTCACGCTCGGAGTTTCTTTGGACGTAGAGACTCGCGCCTGGTCAAACAGAATATGGGAATCGGAGGACCAAGATTCTTATGTGATGGAGTTCACCGGCTTTTTTTGCGTCAGTGACCCGAAAAAGACAGTATGCTATCCTGATATCTTTGTGACAGAAGGGATAGACATTTCCACCATCAAGGCTGATGAAGAGGAAGAAGAACGGGGCAGGATAGGCATTCCCGCCCAGAGACCACTAGACTAACTTTAAATTATAAATTATGGCCACAGTAAAAGAGACAATTGCCCGACTTGAAAAGCATGAGGCTGAGTGCCTGATTAGGTATGAGAACATTGGCCGCAGACTAGATGGTGGCAGCAAGCGATTTGACAAGCTAGAGGCTATGCTTTGGGGTATTTACCCAACAATCATTGCGGTGTTTGCCGTATCTAAGTGGATGGAATAATGCTTGATAAGCTAATTGGACCAGTCGCTGGACTCCTGGATAAATTTATCGAGGATAAGGACCAGGCTAACGCCCTGGCCCATGAGATATCCACCCTGGCCTCTAAGCAAGCATTAGAGATAAACAAAGCGCAGCTGGAAGTAAACAAAGTAGAGGCTGCCCATAAATCACTGTTCGTCGCCGGCTGGCGCCCCTTTGTCGGCTGGATTTGCGGAATCGGTCTTTTATACAACGTACTGCTGGCTCAGATACTCGGCATTTGGTTTGATGTGCCAGAAGTTGACCCATCCCTTCTCACCCCCGTCCTCATGGGCATGCTCGGCATGGGCGCGATGCGCTCCTATGAAAAGACCAAGGGCGTACAGCGAGAGAAGTAGTTCACTCCCAAAAAACCTGGTTGCCTGGAAGATGATTATATACGCCCAGCTAATTCGACTGTACAATGTTATCAAAAATTGCATAACACAGCAGCGTCACCAGGAGAAGCCAAAGATCATGAAAACAAGCGGAGAAGGCATAGCTTTAATTAAGAAGTTTGAGGGCTGTGAATTGAATGCGTATCAGTGCAGCGCAGACGTTTGGACTATAGGCTATGGTCATACCAGGGGTGTAAATGAAGGCGATACTTGCACTAAGGATGATGCTGAGAAGATCCTCATAGATGACCTGGTAGAGTTTGAGGGTTATGTCAATGACCTGGTAGATACAGAGCTCACGCAAAATCAATTTGATGCCCTGGTTGCCTGGACGTTTAACCTGGGGCCAACCAATCTAAAATCTTCTACGCTTCTGACCAGGCTAAACTCTGGGGACCTGGATGACGTACCTCATCAAATAAAGCGATGGAATAAAGCCGGCGGCAAGGTCCTAGATGGCCTGGTGCGGCGCAGAGAGGCTGAAGCTCTTCTTTGGCTTGAAGAAGAATGGTCCCATGTCTGACATAGACTTCAAGGACTTTGATGTCCTGTCTGAGGCAGAAAAGAACGAAGCTATGGCTCTTCTGAGCCGATATCAGAGACTTGAAACGCAAGACGACTGCCAGGGCGACTTCATTAACTTTGTCAAGCATATGTGGCCTGAGTGTATCCTGGGGCGACATCATAAGATCATTGGCGAAAAGTTTAATCGTATTGCCGATGGTAAGCTCAAGCGTTTAATTGTTTGCTTGCCGCCCAGGCATTCCAAATCTGAGTTTGCATCCACCTTCTTTCCAGCCTGGATGATGGGGCGCAGGGGTGATCTCAAGATTATTCAGACGACTCACACCGCAGAGCTTGCTGTCAGGTTTGGCCGGAAAGTCAGAAACCTTATTGATAGCGAAGACTATCAGCATGTCTTTCCTGATTTAAAATTACAATCAGACAACAAGTCTGCAGGAAGATGGACCACTAACCAGGAAGGTGAATCCTTCTATGCTGGTGTTGGTGGCGCTATTACTGGTCGTGGTGCTGACCTTCTAATTATTGATGACCCTCACTCTGAGCAAGACGCCCTTTCTCCCACATCCATGGATGCAGCATACGAATGGTATACATCTGGTCCCAGGCAGCGTCTGCAGCCTGGCGGGATCATTATCATTGTGATGACCAGGTGGAGCACCAAAGACCTGGTTGGAAAGGTCCTTTCTCGCCAGGGTGATGAGCACGCCGATCAGTGGGAGGTTGTTGAATTTCCTGCGATCATGCCTGAGTCAGAAGAGCCTTTATGGCCTGAGTTTTGGAACAAAGAAGAACTCTTATCGGTTAAGGCTTCGCTGCCGATCAGCAAGTGGAATGCTCAGTGGATGCAGCAGCCCACCGCTCAAAGCGGCGCGATAGTCAAAAGAGAGTGGTGGCAAACCTGGGAAGAGGAAAAGGTCCCAGCCTACAGCTACGTTATTCAAAGCTATGATACCGCCTTCTCAGCTAAGGAAACTGCTGACTATTCTGCCATTACAACCTGGGCTGTTTTTGAGCCAGAGGCAGAGGGTCCAGAGGCGATTATGCTCCTGGACGCTAAGCGTGTTCGCTTAGACTTTCCAGAATTGAAGAGATTAGCGTATGATGAGTATAAATATTGGGAACCTGATTGCGTTTTAATTGAAGCAAAGGCAAGTGGTACGCCATTGACGCAGGAGTTGCGTCGAATGGGAATACCTGTTATGGCATATACACCGAGCCGTGGTCAAGATAAAATAGCAAGAATGAATTCAGTGGCGCCTATTTTTGAATCAGGAATGGTGTGGGCTCCAGAAGAGGGTTTTGCAGAAGAAGTAATTGAGGAAATGGCGGCCTTTCCGTTTGGTGAGCACGATGATTTTTGTGACAGTGCTACAATGGCATTGATGCGGTTCCGGCAAGGCGGGTTCCTAAACTTGGAGACTGATTATCAAGACGAGGCCCAATTCTTAAAACGAGATAGGGTGGTATATTACTAATGGCGATTGAAAAAAGAAACTTAGGCACTGAGGACGATGGCGACATAATCCAGTTGGGTTCTGGTATGCAAGTTACGCAAGAGCCTACTCGCCAGGACTTGATTGAGAACGCAGCGCAGATTCTGGTCACAGAAAAAGATATCCTGGTCGATGATGAAATCGACGCGGTAGATGAAGCGCCTCAGATAGATTTCAACGTCAACCTGGTTGATTACCTTGATTCAGGAGAGCTTAGCTCTCTAGCTGGCGATGTTTTAGAGTCAATTAAGGCCGACAAAGAGTCAAGATCCGATTGGGAAAAGACTTACACAGACGGCTTAAAGTACCTGGGCATGAAGTTTGATGACGCCAGGTCTACACCCTTTCAGGGAAGCTCCGGCGTCATTCACCCTATACTTGCAGAAGCTGTAACACAGTTTCAGGCCCAGGCATACAAAGAGCTGCTACCAGCAAAAGGTCCTGTTAAGACAGAGATTATTGGAGCAAGAACTGCTGATGTCGAGATGCAGGCTGAGCGCGTTCAGGAGTTTATGAACTTCTACATCATGAATGTGATGCAGGAGTACGACCCAGAACTAGATATGCTGTTGTTTTATTTGCCCCTGGCAGGCAGCGCGTTTAAGAAAGTTTATTACGACACGGTTCAGAACCGTGCGTTATCCAAGTTTATTATGCCCCAGGACTTAATAGTCCCTTACGAGGCTACGGATCTAAGCTCAGCCGAGCGAGTAACTCACGTAATCAACATGTCCAGGAATGAAATCAAGAAGCAGCAGCTTTCTGGATTTTATGCGGATGTTGAGCTCAAGGGTGGTGGGCAGCACTTTAGTCGGGATGAGATTGAAGAGCAGATTGATGAAATTGAAGGAATGTCGCCAAGTTACCAGGAAGATCGAGATCATGTTGTCTATGAGACTCATTGCGTCCTGGACTTACCTGGCTTTGAAGACCTGGGGGAAGATGGCGAGGAGACTGGATTAAAGCTGCCTTACATCGTCACTATAGACGAAGGCAGCCAGCAGGTTCTAGCTATCAGGCGTAACTACCTGGAAGAAGATCCTGCTAAGGACAAGATCAACTTCTTTGTACAGTATAAGTTTTTGCCAGGCTTAGGTTTTTATGGCTTAGGTTTAAGCCATATGATTGGCGGTATATCTAAGGCGTCAACGTCTATTCTTCGCCAGCTTATTGATGCCGGCACCCTGGCCAACTTACCCGCAGGCTTCAAGGCTCGCGGTATGCGAATACGTGATGAAGATGATCCGCTGCAGCCAGGTGAGTTTAGAGACATTGATACCACTGGCGCGTCTCTAAAAGACAACCTTATCCCGCTACCAATTAAAGAGCCAAGCAACGTGCTTCAGGGCATGCTTGCGATGCTGGTTGATTCAGGTAAGCGCTTTGCCAGTATTGGCGACATGAACATTGGTGATGCTAACCAGGCTATGCCTGTTGGCACCACAGTAGCATTATTAGAGCGCGGCACAAAAGTTAT